ATCTTTTACACTTTCTTTTTGCTTATTTACTATAAAACTAGTATATCAAATTATTTTTTACTTGTCAACCTTTTTTTGTTTTATTTTAAAATGGAACTACTGGGAATACTCTTGCGTTGTATATACCTTCTTCTCGATTCTTAAGGTATCTAATTACATAAGACTTTCCAAAAATCTCAAATATGATTGTCACATCAGTTTCGTCTTCTTTCTCGGTGTCAATACTCATAGAGAACACTCTGAATGATAAGACATAATCAGGTAGATTGTCGAAACGTTGTTTAAGTTTTATCTTATCCATCTTAGCAAGGAATGCTTTGCAGAACTTCCCATTAGTTTCCATTATTGGGTCTGCATTTTCCAATGCTTCTTGATATATTTGTTCAAATGCCAGTTCCATGTTTACCTCTCCTTTACTATATAATTAGTTTAACATATAAAAAAACAACTGTCAAGGACAATTGTTTAAAAAATGAAATCTTCCGCTCTTTCTGGTAGGGCTGTTTTTTCAGTTGTGATTGCATAATCTCTCACAACAACTTGTGGAGACTTATCACCCCAATCATTCTTAGATGCTACACCAATAATATCTAGGTTAATTTTTGTGTTAAATCCTGTTTGGTTTTGTACATAGTCTATCAACTCTGAACCCGAAAATATAACAAAGTTTAATCCGTTAAAGTTGAACTTAACCACGTTGCCATAGTTATTGATGTTGGCTTTTTTGATTGGCAAAGATTTGAAGCCTAATTCAGGTTCCTTAACTGAGCCACCAAACAACGCAATTGAATCATTAATCAATCGAACTGGAGCCTGTGAGGTGTTATATTCATCATATAACCCATCAACAATAATAGAGTCTTGCGCAATATCCAATTCACTTCGAGTTTTTGTAAGCAACTTTTGTATGTCTGCTACCTTAAATTCAACACCTGATGCTTGCTCATGTCCTGATGCCGTTGCAATGCCTGTGCTATTAATCCAGCTACGTAATTCAAACGGTGTAGGGCATCTCATTGAGCCTGATAATACACCGTCATGTTCCTTAACAACAAACACTGGGGCTTGTGTGATACTCATGATTTTTCCTGCAATCAAACCTGTGATTGACTTAGAAATATCTTCTGGTATCTTTGCAATCACAATACCATCATCTTTATGTGAGATGTAATCAATGTTGTTTAGCGCTTTCTTAACTGTATCATCTTGTCGCTTTTTTACCTTAGCCAATGAATCATATTCAATCTGATATTCATTGAGGTTAAATACGCGTGGTTCCATCAACCCTGTGGCATAGTTTTTACGTCTCTTTGTAACCTCCACAGTGTCTGTTGACAATTCACTTGACAACGCAAGCAGTAAGTTTTTACGTTCTGCCAACGTTCCGATACGAGCCACAGCATTTACAAGTGGTGCAATCTTAAATGACACCATGTGTACGCTACTTTCAAACTCGTTGAATATCTTTAGGAATTTGTGTGTTCCAAACAGCTCTAATCCTTTTTGTACGTAGTAACGTATTTCTTGTTCTGCAACATCAGATACATCTGTAATCTGACCGAACGCCATTAATGGTAGATAATCTGTTAACTCAATATCAGGCTTGTAGCTCGTATTTTCAGCAACGTATTTCATAAACATAAACACCATACCAGCACCAACAAAGTTCTTATTTACACTGCCATTAAGAGCAATTTGATTGTTCACAACGATTGCAGGTGTTTGTAATGATTCTTCGTTAATAATGTGATGGTCTAATACAATAACATCAATCCTTGAGTTATGCAATGCCTTGTGTTGTTCAATATCATTTGAACCCGCATCAGGTACAAACACCAAATCAAAACTACGCCATAGAATCTCTTCTGTCATAGTTTCTAATCCGTGACTCTTGTACTCTGGTACAATTAATTCTAATCGTGCATCAGGATTCATGTCCATAATACCTCGATACAACATTGCGGCTGATGCAAATCCATCGGCATCCCCATCAACCAAGATACCAATCAATTCATCCTTGTCAAACGCTTCTTCAAGACGAGCAAACGCCTTATCCATGTTATGCAAATTCTTTGGGTCTGTAAAAGGCAAATCAACACCTGATACGTCACGGTACTTATCAAAATCCTCAACACCATGATTCATCAATGTGTCTCTTACAATGTTACCTGTGTTGGCTCCACGCCTCTTTAAGTTTAATCCCTGAATGTTCATATAAAAATCCTCTCTCTATACAACTGCTCAAATACTGATTTTCCTTCATCTATTGGAGAGTCTTTTTCTTTTATTAGTCCGTCTCTATCCCACAAGATAGAAACTCTGTGTTTGTTTTTTAGTTTTCCGAAAATTGACTGAACTTTTTGAGCGTATATAATACTCTTTCCGTCATTCATCTTTTCGTACTCTTTATCTACTGCAACGACAACTTCTTCAACACCTAGTGAATCAATTAAATCAATCTGAGCGCTTGTAAGCATCGTTCCGTTTAATGCAACTGCGGGTGATTCACCATAGATACTATCCATCAACAATACAGATTTCTCAGCTTCAAAAAGTATAATAACTTTAGAGCTTTGAATAACCTCTTTGTTAATGTTAATGCCATATAAGTTTTCCCCTGTTTGATAACGATAATCATCATTCCCTTTTTTGATTGGTGTATACTTACCGAACATATTGACAATATCTTCATTCAAGTTTCTGGCTCGTATCCCAACAAGGTCTCCTTTAATGTCGAAGTGGGGGATGATTATCCTGTTATCCATTATATCATACTTTATATCAAATTTCCTAATAGTTTTTACCGTGATACCCTCATCAATCCACGACTTATGTGGATAGTCATAGAATGTATTTAAAACAGACTTGTTGAACACCTTTAAGTCAACTTGTCGATGTTCCTTTTGTTTGATGCTAACCAACGGATTGAATGATTCTCTTTTGAAATCATTTGATTCTACGAACTCACCAACAACCTCATCAGTGATATGGTAGCGATTCTTTAAGTAGTTAATACTCTCAGACAGATTCTTATCCATTGTCTTTTCAACGAAAGAGATAATATCAAATGAACCATCTTGCGTAAAGCACATAAACTGCAATGTATCCTTATAAAAATACAGCTTATGTGAGTCACCATGATGGCAAACTGTTAGGGATTCTATATGAGTTCCTCTATCAATCGGCTCTGCACCAACCTCATAAAGCAAATCAAATACGTCAGTATATCCTATTTTGCTTTTTAATACTTGCAGATTCATATTTATACCTAGAAGTCAAACGCCTCGTCTTTCACTTGGCTTTCTTGACCTAAATTCCCTTCTGTTTCTGTAATGTAACTAATCAAGTTGTAATTAAAGTCTGTTACAAACAGTGGTTTCTCACGCATATTACCCATGTTGTAATCAGTCCAGATGATAATATCAGATGCGCCTGAACGATTCTTAAATACGAAATGACCGAAAGTTGGGATTCCTTGAAAACCACCCTCTTCTTTTTGAATAGCGGCTAGTTTCTTCAAATCCATTGGTGTTGGTTTAGCAATGATAATACCATAATCAGCCTTGTTAATCGTTGATGCACCACCACGTAATGCTCGTCCTGTACGAGACACACCAATGTTATCTTCATCAGCCAAACTGTTTAACTGAGTTGATGACAAGATGAACACATTGTATTTCTCAGCCATATTCTTTAACGAACGTGACAATTCAACCAAAACTTCATCTTCACGGATTCCGTTCTTGCCATAAATATCTTGGAAAGTACGTGCCAGCTTTGGTGAGTTTTGGATATAATCAAACACAACAAATTTTACGTTATACTTAATGATATATTCTTCAATAATCATACGTATATCTAATGCAGAAAAGTCTTCAATATATACGAAATACATTTGTGATTCTTTGATAATTGCAACTGAATGTTCTAGTCGTTTCTTTTGTTCCGCATTGAACTCACCAGACTCAATCTCTGATGTAGTCATACCGCTAATGAATGCAAGCAATACCGTCTGTAACTCATCCTTGTTAAGCTCTGTTGAGATGAATAGTGATGGTACTGATGACCCAGTCTTAACCCATCGTTTAGTCTTCTTGTCATAATACTCAGTCATTGAAGCATTTGCCATGTCTTTGATAGCTGTTCGTGTCTTCCCGGAACCAGATTTTGCAGAACGTAACATAAATCGCCCACCTTGCATCCCTCGGAATAACGTGTTGTAGTATCCATTAATAAACGGATAACCCATGACAGGCTCTGAGTTTAATCTGATAAGCAATGTATCAATGTCATCACTAGCAGCAAACTTAATACTTTCTTCGTTATCAACCTCAATTTCAGTTCGTAAATTCAAAACCTTTGTCGTGTAGTGTTCAACAATATCACTGACAGTCATCTTTTCTAGGGCTTTGTTTTGCTCATTGATGATTGAAATGTCTGTCTCTTCGTAATCAACTAAGTCTTTAATGTCGATGTTGTTGTTGTGATACTTACGCAACACCGAGAACTTCTTAATGAGTTCATAATCATGCTCAAACGAGAACTGAGATTCATTTTGCTTTGCATCAGATAAGAATTGCGCACCCTCATTTGCTTTCCAAATACGATAATACTTTGGATAGTTTGCTAGATAAACATCAACCGCAAGTGGCGTAATCTCATCTAGCTTACCTTTTCCATCAATCGCGATGTTGTTAATCGCATTAACAACAATTTTATGAAAATCACTAACGAAATCTTCGTCGCTTAGATTGATTGTTGACCCTAATAGTTGGTTTGGGTGGTTTGCAACATAGCCAATAACTGAGAACGCTTGTCCCACTGGGTTTAGTTTTTCTTCTACTGTACTCATTGTTTATTCTCCAAAATCAAATTTCTTGTTCTTACTTGCCAAAGCGTTAACTTTGAACTTATCTTCTGACACTGTAATGATACGCTTTTTAACAGCAGGCTTTTCTAACGAAACTGCTTGTGCTTGTTGTTTACGCAAACGCTCTGCCATAGCTTCATCATAAACATAAGGAATTAATCCTAATCCCTTACTCTCATCAATGATAACTCGGCTTAGGGATGCCATATAATCAATCGTATCTGCCATGTCATTCAAACTGTAACCATACTGTTCTTGAAAACGTTTGATTTGGGCTTTCATGCGCATTGATGGATATGGAATATGGAATACTTTCTTAATTACTGAGTTCAATTTAGCTCGGTCTCGTTCTTCATACTGACGAGCCTGTAAATGTTCAAAGCAATAATTCTTACCATTATGTTCGTAAAGTTCCTCTTTAGGATACTTCTTACCTTGCTCTTCACATTCCTTTCCGTAGCACTTTAATAATCTTACCATACTTTTTACCTCCTTATTTACTATAAGACTA